CTCCATCTAAATTAGATGTTGCAGCTCCAGGAACTGATCCATTCCATTGTGATATACCAAAACCATAACCATAAGATTGTGCCGCCGGACCCACTTTCTCGTAAGGCTTGACTGCAATACTTCCACCTGTTGATACAGTTGCACCAGCATTGGAACTTTGTGTAATTGTAAAAGTTGTTGGCGTTGGAACTGCTGTTACTTGAAATAATTTATCTTCAAAGTCTGATGCATTAAAACCTGTACCACCCGGTAATGTTACGCTGTCAAATAAAACTATGTCACCAGGTTCTAAATTATGTGCCGTAGAAGTTGTTATAGTACAAACGGGATCATTATTAGTTGTTGCAATTGTAGAAGAACTTAATGTAGATTTTAAAGGTGTAATGTCATGTAATTGTCCTTCAAAATATAATAATAAAAATTTATCTGTTCCTAATGCAACATATCTGTTTCCATTTAAATCAACAAACGCATGAAGTTTTCTTGCAACTCCTGTAACAGAGTTTGATACTAAAGAAGACCAACCACCTACTTTTTCTGGTAGACCATATCTAAATCTGACATTGTCAGAGTCTATCCATCTATTTTCTGCACCTGCAGTTGTATCCTGTTTATCTATTCCAGGTAGAAAGCTGTATTCAACAAGGGCCATGGTCCGTGCTCCTTATGCCGTGTTAGTTTTGTATGCCCAGCCTCTTGTTGCATCCACATACACTAATGTAAAAGCTTGACCGTTAGTATCTAATGTCAAGTTTGATGTACCTGTATTTATTGGTTGACTGTTTCTGTTAACAATCAAGTTGTTAGAGTTAAAAGTTCCTCTTGCATCAATAAACGTAACCTCTGATCCTACTGGTGGTGATGCAGGTAAAGTTACAGTAATTGGGTTAGCTGTTGTATTTGCAAATATTTGATCACCATCTACCGCTGTATATGCAGTTATCGTTGAAGAGTTTAAAGTTACATATCCTTTATTACGAATACCAAGACTAACATTTGTACCATCAGAATATACCAATGATTTAGATCCAACTGGTAATACAACCCCGGATCCTGATACCGTTTTAACTGTTATTGTATATAATGTAGATGTACCTCTTGTTGTTGCATCTTCAAATATAATAATTCTTTCAGCTCCATCTGGTATAGTTACATTTCTATTTGCACCTAATGTACCAGTTAATTTTATATATAAATTTTTACCATTTGATGTTGCACCATTATCAAGTGCCAAAGTTAAATCTCCAGAAGCTAATTGAGCTGAAGACAAATAACCTGAAGATAATTGTTCTAAAATCTGTAGGTTTGTATTAGTGATTGTACCCCAAAGACCAGCCTTTTCACCTGTTGCTATAAGTTCTAGTTTTGAATTTGTTGAATAACTTGATGCCATAATTCTCCTAATACGGGTCTATTGGTGTCCAAACTTGACTAACACCTGGGTTAACGTCGTTCCAAGTAATAATACCCGCGTCTTTTACTGCTAACGTCATCGGTACACCAGTCGGTGATACGTTTGCCGCCGCTGTAATACTAACACTTCCTGTGCCAATGGTCAATGCATTTCCTGTGACTGAAACGTTAGCTGCAGCTGTTACTGTGATTGTGCCTAAACCTAAAGTGAATGGTGTAGCTGTAGGTGTTACATTGGCTGCACCACTGATTGTTAGTGATCCAAAACCAAGTGTTAGAGGACTACCGGTTGGTTGTACAAAAGCTCCTGCTAGTGCAGAAGAACTACCGATTGAAAGAGTTAGTGCATTACCAGTTACATTAACAGTAACGTTCGGGTTAAAGAACGATGTCGATAATGGAGCACCAGATATAGAAGTCAGGCCGAGCATCTATTATGCTCCTGTCAGTGCTTTTATCTCAGCGTCGGTTAATCCTAGATCTTTGAGTTTCTGTTTACCAGATGATTTATCTGTCTCTGTTTGTGCAGCTTCTTCTTCATCGGTAGGTAATTCTGCCATCTTAGCTTCTATGTCAGCTTTAGAAATAGGTGTTGTTCCTTCTAACCATTCTATTTCGCAAGTATTAATATCTGTGCCTCTAACATGAACTACTGCATTGGGATTTATTTTAAGTATTGCTTCTATAATCATCCTTCTATCTCCATAACTGTCATTGAACCAACTGAATTATCTGTAAATATAACTTGATTATGTGATCCAGAATTAGCTTTAAAATATACTCGATACGTGGTGCTGCTGGTCGTGCTTGGAGAATCTAGATAATTCATTCCAAAATTACATGAACCACCACCTCCAGATCCATATTGAGATGCCATTCCTGACGATGCACTTCCAAGATTTGTACTATCTCTATACAAAGTTATTACAGAATTTGTAGCTGCTCCCGAAGATTGAATAATCCCCGATGCAACAACAAATATTTTACTTGATGTTGAACTTGGAGTTATAGCTTTTAATAAAGCTGTGGCAGTAAATGTGTTGCTGTTTGTAGTTTCTGCAGTGTTTACAGTAAAAGTTAAAACTTGCAAAACCTTACCTTTAGTAAAACTAGATGCACCTGTACCACCATTAGCTACAGGTACTATTCCTGTTATTGCATTTGCTCCGCCTAGTCTAGTTATTGCCATAATTTATCCTATGTAATTAATTTAAATGCGTTAAAAAAAGTTTTTTGAACTGTTGAATTTCCTGCAAAAGTTACATCTCCAGATGTAGGATCGCCATAAGCATATAACTCATAATAATCACTTGTACTAGTAACATTAACAATAATGCTTAAATTATGATTTCTCCAAGTTTCTTTACTAGAATCATTACCATATTCTTCTGAAAGAGCAGTTTGTGATCCATTTTTATAAATTGAAAGATAACTATCAACAATTGTATTTTGGGTAAATTTTATTGTAGTACCACCATTAATTAAATAATATCCTGTAGATGCTGGAGTAAATCTATAGTTTGAAGAATTATCATAAGTTCCATCTGTATCTAAAACTTCTGTATTACATTGAACTTTTGTCCAAGAAGCATCTGATGCAACTTGATTAGCTGATAAGTAAGCTGAAAATGCTGGAGTTAAATCCCCACCAACAGAAGCACCATTGTTCTGTAAAGTTCCTACAATATTTGTTGTGTCACCAGATGCACCGATAGTAATTGTATTACCACTTTCGTTGATAATGTTATTACCGTCTGCGTCTTGTATGTTATCTGCTTTTAATATACTTGTCATTATGCTCCTAGTTTGTGTCCACTGAAATACATTCCATTAGTGCTATCAGGTAATAAAAATGTACCACTATCCGATGTATTTCCTTGATAATATATTTCATAATAATCACCAGCAGAAGCATCATCTATAACATTTAATTGTGTTGTTACAACTGTTCTGTCTGTATCGGCATCTTCGGATGTTTGATTTCTATATAATGCACTTCCATTTTTATATAAAAATAATCTTCTATCTGTAAGATTTGCTTCAGCATCATAATCTTGTACTTGCACATTAAACAAATATTTACCACCTTGATTAGTTGGTACTGTAAATTTATCATTAGTTAAATCAAAAGCACTATCAGTATCAAAAACTTCTGCATCAAATGTAATTTTAGTAATAGCATTATCAGTTAAAGTTTGTTGAGAAGTGTTGCTTTTTGTGGCTGTAAAAGCTGGTCTATTAACATTAACAGTAACACCTGATCCAATAGTAATATTACCAGATCCAGAGCTAGTTGTTATTGTTCCTACTTTTAATGTTCCGTTTGCCATAATTTATCCTATAATAATTTAAATCCTTGAAACCAGTTATTTGAATACGATGTAGAGCTGTTTTCAATAATCACTGATCCACTATCTGCTGTTTCAACATATACTTTAGCTTTATATTCATCTGCAACACTTGCATCATCGATAGCTGTAACAGTATGAGAAACTTGCATCAAGTCTTGATTAGAAGTAAATCTAAACGCTATTTGTCTCCAAGAGTTATCATTTTTTTGAATTTCTAAAACAAATCTTTGTATATCAGCTTGTGTATCTTCAATTTGACAAGACGCACTAAAAAAATATTTTCCTGCTTCTCCACTTGGGACCGTAAATACGTTAGAAGAAAAAGCATTGTCGGTATCTATAATTTCTTGATTGTAAGTAATTGTTGTTCCTGAAGCATGACTAATAGTTTGATTTCCACTTCCACCACTTACTAAAAACATTGGAGTGTTGTCTCCACCAAAACCTGTAGCTGTTCCAGAGTTAGCAATAGTAACTCCTGAAGGAATACTGATTGTATCTCCACTCGTGCCTAACGTTAGCGTAGTGCCTGTAGCTGGATCGACTTGATTTGTTTCTAATTTACTCATTATAAAATTACAAATGTACTCCCTGATGGAATCGTGATCGTACCACTAATAGTTACTGGTCCAACCAACGCTCCGTTTGTTGAGCCCGCCATTGACAATGATGTCAATGTCTGAGCGTTCTTTACAAAAAAATCTGTAGATAAACTTGCTGCACCTACTGTTGCATCAGTTGGTTTTCCAATGTCAAAAGTATTACCAAGAACAATACCAAAGAAAGTATCTGAACTTGCAGGGTTTCCTGTGAACGTAATCTGACTTCCTGATATTGTAAATGCACTTATTGGTTGTTGTACGACTCCTGAGACGGATATAATTACGGATGCTTCTGTTTCTGGAGATACAGCAGTGCCACTGACCGTTAGGTTAAACGGTCCCGCAGTTGATCCAGTAAATGACGATGATATATCGTCTAAAATCTGATACGCTCCTGTGAGCGGAACTTTTCCTACGTAAGCCATATGTTAATCCTTTACTCTGTTGGAATTGGATTGTCAGCTTTGACTTTTGCTACATGGTCTTTCCATGTAGTAGTACCATCTACATTATCGTGGTACTGCATGTCGAGCTGGTCACCCAAATTACCATAGGCCGTTCTTCTTGCAGATCTTGCAGCAGCTTGTCTTTCAGACAAATCAGCAACAGAGTCCACAGCATTCAGTTGCTCATCAGTTGGTTGCGCTACACCAGAAACATTCCATTCCTTAATGTAATCACCTCTACCGTCTGAGTCGTTCTGAAGTAAAACGTCCACCATAAAGTCAACAGATGCTACGCCGTTATTAGCGCAATATTGTTTGACTTTGCTTGATAGTGATGCCATAGTTTTTTCCTCCTTATTCTCCGTTATCTATAACAGTGTTTCCTTCTGAAATCCACTGTTGAATTTCTTGGTAATCTATGTTTGCTTCGTCTAGTGGTACAAAAGATGTAATTCCATCTCTAGTCATTTTATACATATCTTTTGTATTTTTTATATTGCAATAAATTATTTCTACTTGTGTAATCATATTATAACTCCGCATCTGCTATGTAACCGGGTGGATCAATATAAGTATTTCCACCTTCTCCATATATTCTAAAACCATCAACTGTTGCTGAAGCTGCAGTTGGTCCAGAAGTCCAACCATTTGCATTTCCAACTGTAATTGTTGGTCCAGCTCTCATTACTTCTCTAAACATATAATAATTTTGCAAACTTGTAGCTGATGTTCCAGCATAATTATTATTTGCATAAATTTCTGAATTTAATTTAATGTAATATCTTTGACATCTTGACATATTTCTATCAACAGGCAAAAACTCAAAATCAGATGCAGATGTTCCAGCTTCTAATTGTACTCCAGTTATTAACCAATTATTTGATGTACTATCTGAAATATTAACTTGACCAACTGCTCTGTTTGCTGCTGTAACTGAATTCCAAGATGTGTTTAATGTTCCTGAACTATAATCTGATCCAGCAGCTAACCAAAAATTTAATTCTAAAGAAGCATTAGCATCATTAGTAAATGCTCCAGTGGTATCTCCGGCAAAAGTTAAAGTTTTCTTTTCCCAAGTATCAGAAGATGAAACTGTATAACTTTTAGAAATTTGTCTAGTATTATCACTATCATACAATTCTAAAATAAAAGTTCCAGTTTTTGTTGATTTAATCCAAAAAGAACAAGTTAAACTATCAGCAGAAGAAGTACCTTTTTTAAGATATTGTAAATTTTGACCCTCTACAAATTGTTGTATTCTTAATGATCCACCAGAAGCTATTGAAGTGTCTGCTGTAGTACAATCTAATTTTAATGATGAAGCAAAACCATAACCACTAGGAACATCTGTGTCTTTACTCATAGTAAAGACAAAACTTTCTGATCCTTGTTCTTTTAATTTCCATCTGTCTTGTACTCTGTAACCAGCAGCACCATTACCTAAACTTGCAACAGAGGTAGCTCTTTGAGTAATGCTCATATCTCCATTAATAATAATGTTTCTAAAAGAATTATTATTATAGGATACCTTCGCGTTTGTTACCGCGTCATCTGCTATTGATGCTGATACTATTTGATCTATTGCCATTAGTTATTCTCCTGGTTAGCTTTAAAAGTTTCATAGTCAGCTTTTATCTGATCTGTCCATACTGCATTACATACTGCTTGAACTTCTGAAGTTTCATTAGTTATGTCTGCATCTGGATGTAAAACATGTCTATGATAACTTCTTGTTAATTCTGTGCCATCTTCTTTAAGAATAGTATCAGTTCTTACTTGAACTGATTTAAACTCTCCAACGACTTCTATTTTACCAACAAGTGTTTCTTTTGTTATTGCCATAGTTTATCCTCCTTAATCTGTTATGTAGCATCCAGCAAATCTTACATGAGTAGCTGCCCCAAAAAATTCTACGTTATTACTAGTCATAGTGCTTCCAGCAGAATTACAGGTATCAGTTTTTATAGTTGTTCCTCCAGGATTAATCATTGGATAAACAGCTAAAACATTTTCATGAACGCCTGTAAATCTAGTACAAGAAATAGGATAATGACCATCATAAGAACTTATGTTTTTTGATGTAAAAGGTAATCCATCTAAACTTACTCTTGATCCACTTGTGTAGCCATTTGTAACTAAATATATTTGAACATAAACTAAATTTCCAACTTTTCTGTAATAACCTGTATTTTTTGAATATGAAAAAACACCACTACTTACAGTTCCTGTCCAAGTTCCTTCTTCGTAATCGTCTAATAAATTAGCTGCTGTTGCAGAATTAACTCCTAAATAAATTCCATAAGAAGCGTCACTTGGTAAAAGATTCCCAGAACTTTCTGACCAATTAGAAAGTCCTTTAATATGACTGTAATCAACTCTTTTCAACGTCCCCGCATCTGAGACAAGAAATTCATCTGTGTCGGCGGGAGCTTCACCAAGAGCTGTTTGACCAGAGATAATATCGTCATTAAGTTTTGCAGCAGTAAC